CTGTAGAACAGGACGGATATGCTTTAAAATATGTAAAACACCAAACCCCTGAAATATGTAAGGCTGCTGTAGAACAGGACGGATATGCCCTACAATTCGTAGAACACCAAACACTAGAAATATGTAGAGAAGCAGCAAAGCATGACCCCATATCGCTACGTTTCGTAAAAGATATATCTATCTTAGATGGGGACAAAGAGTTAAGGTTGATGGCTGGCCTAGTAAAAAAACATTACTATTAATTAAACCACAGGTGAATGAAAATGACAAGTTTAGCATACGTTAGAGACCAAACCCCTGAAATATGTAAGGCTGCTGTAGAACAGGACGGATATGCTTTAAAATATGTAGAAGACCAAACCCCTGAAATATGTAAGGCTGCTGTAGAAAGAGTTTGCGCACGCCCTACAATTTGTTAAAGATCAAACCCCAGAAATATGCAATGCTGCCGTTAGTAACAACCCCAGTGCACTACAACACGTAAAACACCAAACCCCTGAAATATGTAAGGCTGCTGTAGAACAGGACGGATATGCTTTAAAATATGTAAAACACCAAACCCCTGAAATATGTAAGGCTGCTGTAGAACAGGACGGATATGCCCTACAATTCGTAAAAGACCAAACCCCTGAAATATGTAAGGCTGCTGTAGAACAGGACGGATATGCCCTACAATTCGTAAAAGACCAAACACTAGAAATATGTAGGGTAGCAGCAAAAGAGAACCCCTCATCGCTACGTTTCGTAGAAGACCTATCTATCTTAGATGAGGACAAAGAGTTAAGGTTGATGGCTAACGTAGTAAAAAACATTACTATTAATTAAACCACAGGTGAATGAAAATGAGAAATAAAACCTACCAAGTTAGAAGTTATAATAATGAAGTACGTGTAGATACACCATGTATAGAGCACGCCATTAGTTTATTGGAGGACTTGCAAGAGGGCGTAGTTTACCTCGGAGACTTAGTAACAATAACATGTCATGATGGTGCCACCTCCCTAGAGATAGTGCATTCATCAAAGTATGACCCCGATGAGTACGAAAACCTATAGAGGTATAGAATATGACTTACCCATACATGAGAGCCCTCCATGAGAATATGATCTTATTCTTAAATAAAGAAGGGTTAGACGACTGCGACATATGGTCAGGAGATATGAGTAAAGAAGAACAATTAGATAACTTCGGTATTTATCTCGGTGAAGGGAGAGTTACAGTTAATGGGGGTACTGGAATAATATCATTAAGTAAAGAACTTCCCAGTGGACACGGACACGGTGTTGTCAGAGGCATCTTATCTTTCCAGACCAATACACCACCTGCATGGGATAAGGAAGACGATAGTCAGTTCGTACAATTTTGTAAGGACAAAGGAATAGAACTATTATAACACGGAGACAAGGAAGTCCCCCCTAAGTTACATAAAGTAGAATTCTACCCCACACAGTAACTAATTAAGACCATAAACTGCGCCGCATAATTATGCAATCAACGCCACTTTTATGCGCCAAAATATGCAATCAACGCCACTTTTATGCGCCAAAATATGCAATCACTGCATAACTATGCATAAGATAATCCAAGGATATATGTTAGAATACCCCCACTTATTGTACAACTTAGAGACTGTATACTTAAATTACAACATAACTACCTAAAATACTTTATGCATAGACCCCGAATTTTATGCAATAAATACGACAAATATAGATGTTTTATGCACTAAGGACTGCATAATTATGCACTCAATATCCGCTAAAATTCTCCCCCACTAAGCGCCTGAATCCTCTGGAACCCGCACCACCCGTGGCCTCAGCCCTTAGTCCACCCTCCCTCGTCCCAGTTTCCAAACCGCCTAAGACCTACGCATATTTATGCATAGCCCTAAGTCCTCAGTAACCGCCCTGTAAGGCTCTCTAAGGCGTTATTCCTAAGTCCTTGGGGTCTTGGGTTATGGTTGGGAGGTACGTGGTGCTTAGGACGAGGGGCTAAGGGGCTTGGTATGGTAGGTCGTAGGGCTTGGGTCTTGGGGGGTTGGGGTAACCTAAATTGAAGTGGGGGTTGTTGTTATAGGGTTGGGTAAATTCCCTGAGGGGCTATTCAAGCTCTCTTACATATATGTCACATAATATATACAAATATTAATTTTTAAGAAATATTGGCTCTTGACCTAGAAATATAAAGAATTGTAGGCTATAATTATCTATACAAATCCAACCCAAATCCCGAACAGGTTAAAATATGAACTATTTAAAAGTACCACCCAAGCCCCTAGACCTTAGAACGGAGTCCGGAGAATGGATGAGTAAGCCCCAAATGGATGAGGTACTAGATAATTGTGACTACCCGCTCTATCTTGTATCACAGAGCGATTTTGTTACCCGCCGTTGTTATGAAAAGTTCTTAGAGGTCTATGGAGCCTCTATATTAGAAACACTCACCGAAAGAGCGAAGTCAATTTAGGAGTTAATCACATGGCAACTAAACCAGCCAAAGTTAAGCTTGATGGTACCGCGAAGGGCAATGTAGCCGAGTTATTGAAGTCTCAAGATAATTCGGGTTTAAATCCGCATGAGATTTTACTTAAAGCTGCTAGGGGGGAGCCTTTTAGGGTTCGCACTTTAGTTATTGTTCGGGCTAAGTCCACAGACCCTGAGATCAAAGATAAGGAGTTGCGTAGGTATTGGGATGAGCATGATTATTACCCCACTTATGCGGAGCAGATAGAGGCTGCTAAACAGGCTGCCCCGTACTTTGCGCCTAAGCTTGCTGCCCAGACTGTTAGGACTGAGGACTCAGGCAAAGAGGCGATTGCTGAAGCGTTGAAGCAGATTTCTGAAGCGTTGCCTTAGCGTTATGAGTTTTTTAACTAAGGAGTGTGTGGCTAGGTGGTATCCACTAAAACCGCATGAAAAACAGCAGGCTTTGATTGATTCCACCACTCGATTTAATGTGGTTGCCTGTGGTAGACGTAGCGGTAAATCGGAGATTGCTAAGCGGTTTATTGCTAAGAAGATGATGGAGAACCCCAACGCCAAGTACTTCATAGGTGGTCCGACCCGTGAGCAGTTGAGGTCGGTTTGGTGGGAGGATATGCAGCGTTTAACCATGGCTAAGATTTTTGGTGAGAGGGCTATTAATAACTCTAGGTTGACAATAACGTTACCTAACGGGGCTATGTTAGCGTTGGTTTCGTTGAGTAAACCGGAGCGGATTGAGGGAACAGATTGGTGGGGTGGTGTGGTTGATGAGTGTGCGGATATTCCAGAACATGCATGGGATGCGCATATATTTCCCGCTTTAGGTACTTACAATCCCACTCGACCTGATTATAGGGCGTGGTGTTGGTTGGTTGGTACTCCTGATGGGTTGAATCATTTCTATGATAGGGCGATGGAAGCTCAGCAGCCTGAGAATACTGACTGGTCTTTCCACACTTGGAAGTCGGCTGAGATTATGCCCCCTGAAGAAGTTGAGAAGTATAAGAAAATATATTCACCTATGCAGTTTAGACAGGAGTTTGAGGCTGCTTTTGAGGATGCTGGCGGTAAGCTTTACTACGATTATGGTAAGGATAATTGGACGACTGAAACGATTCAGCCAAATGAGCAGCTACTGTGGTTTCATGACTTCAACTTTACGCCATTAAGTTCAGGAATTGGTGTTATTCGGGGTTCTGATAACCTTATGATACTAGACGAAATAGTCCTAGAATCTGCTGTTGCTAGGCAGTCGGCTGAAGAATTTGTTGAAAGGTTTACAGAACATAAAAATCGGACTATCTTGTTATACGGAGACCCCGCAGGCCGAGCAGGGGAAAAGCACGGTCATCAGTCAGACTATACGGAAATGGAACGTGTTTTAAGGAATAATGGTTGGGAGGTAATACGCCAAGTCAAGGCTAAAGCCCCAGCCATTATTGATAGGCAAAACGCAGTAAGGGCAAAGATTTGTAATGCAAGTGGTGCTAGGTCTTTGTTTGTTAATCCTGAAAAAGCTAAATATTGTGATAAAGGATTGGCGACAGTTCAGACCAAAGAAGGCTCTACATTTTTAGAAAAAGATTCAGATTATCAACATATTACTACGGCCATAGGTTATTGTGTAGATTATATTTGGCCGACAAGAACAGATAGGAAGACGCATAACGCGAACCCAGAACCCACACTAAACTATTATTAGAGACGGTATGCCTAGAAAGACAAAGACCGAAGTCCTAAGAGCTAAGCACGAAGACGCCNTGATTGAGTTCGATTCAATTCAGGGCGCTTTGCGTGATGAGCGCCTACAATGCCTAGAAGATAGACGATTCTATTCGATAGCTGGCGCCCAGTGGGAGGGTGATTTGGGCGATCAGTTCGAAAATAAGCCTAAAATGGAAGTTAATAAGATACATCTGTCCATTATTCGTATAATTAACGAGTATAGGAACAATCGTATCACAGTCGACTTTGTAAGTAAAGACGGAACGGAAGATGATTCTTTGGCGAGTACTTGTGATGGGCTTTATCGTTCGGATGAGCAGGATTCATCGGCCGAAGAAGCGTATGACAATGCTTTTGAAGAAGCTGTAGGCGGGGGATTCGGGGCTTGGCGCCTAAGGACTGAGTACGAAGACGAAGAAGACCCCGAGGATGATAGACAGAGAATTCGCATAGAGCCTATTTATGACGCTGATTCTTCTGTGTTCTTCGACCTTGGGGCTAAGCGCCAAGACAAGGCAGATGCGACCCGTTGTTANGTGTTGACTTCNATGACTCCAGAGGCGTATAGAGAGGAGTTTGATGAAGACCCCGCTACGTGGCCTAAAGAAATTCACCAATACGAATTTGATTGGGCTACCCCAGATGTAGTTTTTGTTGCAGAATTGTATGAAAAAGAGCAGGTTAAAGAGAATATATACATTTGGAGAATGCTGGACGGAAGTGAAGAAAGATTTACAGAGGATGAGCTAGAAGAACAGTTTGAAAGATTAACCGCTACTGGTGCTCAGCAGGTTAGAATTAAAAAAATTAAGTCCACTAAGATTAGAAAATACATCATGTCAGGAAGCCGCATTTTAGAGGATTGTGGCTACATTTCAGGTAAGTGCATCCCCATAGTACCCGTCTATGGGAAACGTTGGTATATCGACAACGTAGAGCGTTGCATGGGGCATGTACGGTTGAGTAGAGATGCTCAACGCTTAAAAAATATGCAGTTGAGTAAGTTGGCTGAAATTTCTGCCCTTTCCACAGTTGAAAAGCCTGTATTTACGGCAGAGCAAATTGTTGGCCATGAAGTGATGTGGAAAGAAGATAATATTAAGAATTACCCATACTTACTGATTAATCCGGTAATGGATCAAAACGGTCAAGAGATTTTAAGTGCTCCCGTTGCGTACACTAAACCACCTGTTGTACCTTCTGCTATGGCTGCTCTATTGCAGATAACAGAAGAAGATATGTCTGATATATTGGGCAATCAGCAGAATGGCGAAATGATAAACGGTAACGTGTCTACTGAAACAGCTACACTTGTTCAGAATAGACTTGACATGCAGACTTATATTTACATGTCTAACATGTCTAAAGCCATGCGCAGGTGTGGTGAGATTTGGTTATCAATGGCTAGAGATGTTTTCGTTGAAGAAGGAAGACGTTTAAAATCAACAGGATTGGAAGGTGAGATATCCCCAGTAGAGATACTAAAGCCTGTGGTTGGTGATGACGGTGAGATACGATATGACAATGATTTAGGTAAGGCTAAATTTGATGTTGTAGCACAAGTCGGACCATCTAGTAGTACCAAAAAAGCCTCTACTGTCAGAGCCTTAACTAACATGATACAGTTTTCTGATGACCCCGAAACACGACAAGTTTTGAGCTCTATGGCTCTGTTAAATATGGAAGGTGAAGGCATAACTGACGTCAAGAGGTACTTCCGACAGAAATTAATTAAGATGGGTGTAGTTACACCAACAGAATTAGANGCNCGNCAGCTCCAGAAGGAGTTAGAGAATGCTAAACCTGATGCACAAGAGCAGTACCTACAGGCTGCTGCGCAGAAAGAACTTGCGGAGGCAGCAGAGAAACAGGCTAACACCATATACAAACAAGCTCAAGCGGATAAGGCGCGCGCAGAGACAGCTGAAACGCTTGTAGACATTGGAGATAAGAAGCAGGACAGAGCAGTAAGGGCGATAGAGTCATTGGGCGAAAGAGTTTCCCCACCATCGTTCCCAAGCTCTCCTGTAGAGTAGAATTTAAGGGTCTCTGAGACAAAGCCGGAGACTCTTAATTAGCGGCTACCACCCACCGCCATTCCAAGGGTGAGTTGATATAGGGTTAATTACAAATGAGTGAAGAAGTTATTGAAAATATTGACGTTTCTACGGACGATGAATCGAGTGAAGAAATGGTGCCTCAGCCTATCGAAGATACCGAAGAAAGTCAAGAAAGTCAAGAGGAATCTAGCGAAGAAATTAAAGATGAGCCTACAGAACCGGAAGAAATCACNATTGTTATTGGNGATGANGAACCGGAAGAAGAAAAGCCTGCGGAAGAAGCCCCATCATGGGTGAAAGAACTCCGNAAGGCACANAGAGAGGCNCAGAAGGAAAATAAGGAGCTTAGAACCAAGNTAGAGAGCTTNCAGACGCCTAAGCAAGAGACTCCGACCCTAGGCCAAAAGCCTAAGATTGAAGACTTTGATTATGACGCCGATGAGTTTGAGACAGCTCTAGAAAATTGGTTCAAGAAAAAACAAGAAGTTGATAAGGTTGAAGCTGAGAAGCAAGCAGCCCAGCAAAGAACTCAGGAAGAATGGAACGCTAGATTAGAAGCATACAACAAGGAAAAAAGCGAATTATCAACACGTATTCATGACTTTGAAGATGCTGAATATGGTTTGATGGACGCTCTCAACGATACCCAGAGAGGTATCATAGTTCACGGTGCGGACGAGCCTGCGAAGGTCATGTATGCCATAGGAAAGAACTCTAAAAAAGCTAAGGAAATCGCTCAAATAAAAGACCCTGTTAAATTCGCTTTCGCTGTGGCGAAGCTGGAAAAAGATATGAAAGTAAAAAGTAAAAAGTCTCCACCTCCACCAGAAAAAACTTTAGGTGGCACAGCTCCTAAGTCTGGTTCAGTGGATTCTACACTTGACAAGTTACGTGCAGAGGCGGAGCGTACGGGTAATTATACTAAAGTTATTCAGTACAAGCAACGCCTTAAATCAAAAAATTAATGAGGATTTATTAAAATGGCTAATAGCTTTAACAAAGAAGAACGCGTAGCATTTGAACAGCTTTTAGAAGGGTTCAACGATGCGTTAGTACTTTCTCGGAATGTATCAAAATACAACACTGACTCCACTGAAATGGAGCGTGCAGGTGATACTATTTGGCGTCCACANCCATACATCGCGCAATCTTATGATGGTATGGATCAAACTGGTAACTTCGGNTCNTACACCCAGTTGGCNGTNCCTGCAAGCTTAGGTTTCAGCAAATCAGTACCTTGGGANCTTGANGCNAAAGAGATGCGTGATGCTTTNCAAGAAAATCGTTTGTTTGATTCTGCTAAGCAGAAACTTGCTTCTGACATCAACATGGCGATTACAAATGTGGCGTCTAACCAAGGTACTTTGGTCGTAGCTCAATCCACTGCTGCTACTGGTTATGACGACGTTGCCCTAGCCGAGGCTATTATGAATGAGCAAGGTGTTGATGCAGATTCTCGTTACATGGGTGTTTCAACCCGTGATTATAACGGAATGGCAAGCAACTTAGGTAACCGTAACACTGTACAAGGTGTTGTTCAAACTGCGTATGAGCGAAGCTTTATCGCCCGTATAGCCAGCTTTGACATGTTCAAAATGGATTACGCTAACCGTTTAGCTGCTTCTACTGCAACAGGTGTTACTATCAACGGTGCTGGACAATACTACACCCCACAAGCTACTTCAACAGCCTCATCAGGCGAGCGAGCTAACGTTGATAACAGATACCAAAACCTTGCAGTTACCGTTACTAGCGGCACAATCGCTGTTGGCGACTGTATCACAATCACTGGTGTTAACGCAGTTCATCACATCACTAAAGAAGACACAGGTCAACTTAAAACTTTCCGTGTTACTGGTATCATCTCTGGCGGCGGCGGCACTGGCGTCATCCAAATCAGCGCCCCTATTATCTCCGGTGGCGGTGGTACTGACGCAGAACTGCAATACCAGAACGTGTCTGCTACACCTGCGGATGGGGCGGCTATCTCGTTCTTAAACACTACTGCTGCTTATGTTAACCCATTCTGGCACAGAGACGCGCTTGAGATATTGCCTGGCCGTTACGCTGTTCCTACTGACGCTGGCGCTGATGTTATGCGTGCCACGACTGACCAAGGTATCGAGCTTGTCATGTCGAAGCAATTCGATATCGCAACATACAAAACTAAATACCGTGTTGATACTCTGTTTGGTGTTGTAAATAAGCAACCAGAGATGACTGGGATTATGTTGTTCGGTCAGGTTTAACCTTCCTTTAAATTTTGGCGGTGCAATGCCGCCATTTTTCAACTGCTTACAGAACATTGTTTATATTTTTAAAGCTTAGAGGGTGATTATTATGAAAGGACATGGTACGAGCAGACCGCTCCCACAAAACAAAAAACCGAACAAAACGAGCAAAAAATGACAGATACGACTATGCTTTACAAGTACGGTGGTTCGGAAAAGATTCACGGGGATTATTACAGTTATATTATAGTGAACTCCGGTAAAATTGACGAGTACTTGGAACAGGGTTGGTCAAGAACTACAGCAGAGGCCAAAGACCTTAGTGCAGAGCCCAAAAAAGAAGAAAGTTCAGAGGGGATTCACGAAGACACCCCACTTTCAGAACTTAGGGCTATGGCCGAGGGGCTTGGGCTTAAATCTGCTAGTAAGAAAGGCCGTAAATATTTAATAGACTACTTGAACAGGGCTTAGTCATGTCATACACGAAGCGGCAGTATATCATACAGGCATTCGAAGAAATAGGGTATGCGGATTACCAATATGATTTACAGCCTGAACAATTACAATCTGCGCTTCGAAGACTAGACGCCATGATTGCCACTTGGAATGGTCGTAACATAAACATCGGTTACCCATTACCTACATCACCACAGAATAGTGATTTAGACGAAGAATCGGATGTGCCAGATTGGGCATCAGAGGCTATCTATCTTAATTTAGCTATTCGTATAGCTCCCACAGTAGGTAAGACGGTTTCGCAAGAAACTAGGATGTCTGCAAGAAATGCTTATAATCAGATGGTTCAAAACGTAGTGCTAAAAGAAGAAATGAAATTTCCAAGGACTTTAGGTAGAGGTGCTGGCAATAAACCTTGGAGGTATGACGAGCCGTTTATAAACGATCAGTATGATGGCATCGTGACACCACCTAAAAACGAGGTGGACTTTAATGGGTAACTACACTTACAAAAGAGGTGGACTTTAATGGCTAGGCGATTAACAAGAACAGACTCCATTGATAATGGTGACCTGTTCGTAATTTACAAAACTACGTCCGGTGACTACAGGGGTGCATCTACAGCCGATACGTTAGAGTTCATTCAAAATGGATTGACTTTCCCAAACTCCGATGCGTTCATTACCCAATATTCCGCGCCTAGTTCTACTGGGTTTGATATCTCTATAACTGCGGGGTCTTCTAATGTCCATCTTATACTTACCCCAACGGCGGGGTTTGCTACTGGGGCTATTACACTACCTCCTGCTACAAGTGCCATTGACAAGCAAGAGGTATTAGTAAACTGCACTCAACAGGTGTCTTCACTCACTGTTAATGCTAATGGTGCTACCTCTGTAACAGGTGAACCGTCCTCGTTAGCGGCGGATGATTTTTTTAGGTTGAAATACGACTTACCAACTTCTACATGGTATAGAGTAGGCTAAATGCAAATACCCATTATAAACGGAATCTACACGGATTCTGACAGTGATTTTAGGACTTCTTACCCCATTAATATGGTTCCGGTTCCTAAAAATCAAGGGATAAGTCAAGGTTATTTACGCCCGGCTGAGGGCATTGTTGAGTTGGCGCAAGGAACAGGTGTTGATAGAGGCGCGGTACTTTGGGATGATGTTTGCTATAGAGTTTCGGGGGATAGGTTAATATCGGTATCGGATAATGGTGTCGTAACTGATTACGGGAGCATATCAAATAATCACAAGCAGGTTACTCTAGATTACTCATTCGACAATTTGGGTATAACATCGGATGGTAGATTTTATCTTTTTGATAAAACAAATATACAGGAAGTCACAGACCCAGACTTAGGTGTTGTACTCGATCATATTTGGGTTGATGGTTATTTTCTATTAACCGATGGTGAATTTTTAATTGTAACCGAATTAAATGACCCCACTCAGATAAACCCATTAAAGTATGGTAGTTCAGAAGCAGACCCCGACCCAGTTAAGGCGATATTAAAATTAAGAAACGAACCTTACGTGCTTAACAGATACACTATAGAAGTATTTAGCAATGTTGGTGGTACAGGTTTCCCATTTCAGCGGATAGATGGTGCTCAAGTCCAGAAAGGTGTTGTAGGAACCCATGCCTGTGCAATTCTAGGTGAGCAGGTAGCCTTTGTCGGGGGAGGTCGAGAAGAATCACTTGCTGTTTGGGCGGCATTCTCGGGATCCAGTACCAAAATAAGCTCGCGTGAAGTAGATCAATTGCTCCAAAATTATACAGAAAATGAATTAAGCTCTATCTTATTAGAGAGTAGAATGGACGCGGGGCATGAGTTTTTATACTTGCATTTACCAGACCAAACTTTGGTTTATGACTTAGCAGCTAGCAGAGAATTACAAACCCCAGTATGGTTTATACTATCATCTGGTATAACGAAAAGCAAGTATTTAGCAAGGAATTTTATTTGGAAAAGCAAAAGATGGATTGTAGGTAATCCTGATTCAAACCAAATAGGTTATTTAACAGATAGTTTAGGTGAGCATTGGGGCAACGAAATCGGTTGGGAGTT